CACCAACGTTTCTCGTACCCAACAAACGGTAAGGGTTGCGCGAAAGGCCAGCGGCAGATTTAACGCTTTTCAGGAAGAGCGGCTACAGGTGGTTGGCATCTATTCACCCCACCTGGGAGCAGAGCACTGTTATCTGACCCGCTCATCACGCTGGCGTATTTTGCGCCGGACATCGCAGGCTAATGTTCTGAAGGACAACAGCCAGGACACTGCGCCTCGGAGTTCTGTCATTAACTGTGGAAAATCTTATGTAATACCCGCCATTGAAAAATGCACAAGGGCGCCAGCCGGTTGGAGAAAAAGCAGTTTCGCATCGGCAGAAATAGCGGTTTATACCCTTACTCCCTCCACCAGCATTTCGGCAAGGAATAGGGAAAAAATGGCTTTAAATCAGACGATTAGTAGTTTTCCAGGGCAGACAGTATTGACGTGATCCTTTAATTAAATAATACTGTATATAAACACAGTATCGGAGGGGTGGCACGGTGGAAAACCTGAATAAACAACAATTAATACTTTCGAGGATACAGCTGATTGCGGATATTTCGCAGACGGCGCAATGTAATTCACAAGAGTTTCTAATCGTCATGTCGCTGATTTCTGAACTGGCACGCCAGGCGTTGCCTGAAAATCTTGAGGATGTCATCCCCTTTGATATGAACGAAACGGAGCCTCACTAACGCTTAACTGAACACGGGTCTTCTGGCGCTAAGCCTCTCCAGTTCGGATCTTCCGAATGCAGGCTAAGCGCGCCCCGTCACCCTCCTCCTTACCCTTTAAGACTCCCCCCTCTGTCTTCTCCGTTAAATCCTATCCTGAGCCTCTTCTGTTGTGTCACAAGGTTTACAACTGCGTTTCATTGCTGCCTCCCCTGGCATTGCGGACACTGGGAAAGCTCACCAGTCCATCCACTTCAATACGGGGAACCATGATGAAAATACATGCACAACAAGGGGATACCGTCGATTCGATGTGCTGGCGTTTTTATGGCCGCACCGCATCGGTGGTCGAAAAAGTCTACGACGCCAATAAAAACATCGCCGAACTGGGTCCACTGCTACCTCATGGAACCGCCGTCGATATGCCCGACATTGCCGAAGCCTCAGTTAAAGAATCCCTCAGATTATGGGACTGAGCACAGAACGCGTGACCTCAACCTGCGCCTATCTTATCGCCACTTTTTTGGCCTGGCTCGGCGGGCTCTCGCTGGAAGATATTGCTTTTCTGGTCGGGACTGCGGTGGGTGTCGGGACTTTCCTCGTCAACTGGTATTACCGACGCAAAAGCTATCTGCTACTGACCCGCAGCGGACTGAGTAAGGAGACCTATGAACGCCTCAACGATTAAAAAATGCAGCGCCGCCGTGGTGCTGGGGCTGCTGGCTTTGTTGCCAGGGTATATGACGTTATCCACCTCAGAGGCCGGTTTAAAACTGATAGCCAATTTTGAAGGCTGCCAGTTAACACCGTATCAATGCAGCGCAGGTGTCTGGACCAGCGGGATTGGCCACACTGCCGGGGTCACGCCTCACGGCCCGATTAGCGAACAGAAAGTCGCAGAGAACTTACTCGAAGATATCAAAACCGTGGAGAAAGGCCTGCAAACCTGCATGCCCGTTGAGATGCCACAACCGGTATATGACGCCGTAGTGGCATTCACATTCAACGTGGGTGTCAGTGCATCCTGCCGCTCGACGCTGGCATTTTTCATCAATAAGCGTCAGTGGCGTGAAGCGTGCGAACAGCTGCCACGCTGGGTGTTTGTCAAAGGAGTCCGCAGTACGGGCCTTGAGCGCCGGCGTGCGGCAGAACGCGCCTTATGCCTGAGTGGAACCTGAGTATGCGTGCTCTGCTTTTACTAACAGGCACGCTGTTGCTGGCCCTTCTGCTGCTGACATTTTACAACCATGGTCTGCGGCAGGAGAGAAATGCGGCCATCCGCGACCGGGATGCCCTGGCCCTTCAGCTTGCCGGTCGTAACCAACTGATAACTCAGCTCAATCAACAAATGCAGCAGCGTGACCAGACAGAGCAGGCGCTGAGACAGCAGCTTGGAAAAGCCAGCGCATTAACCCTGCAACGTGAACAACAATTTCAGAGGAGCCGCAATGAAGATCCCACCGTTAAGCAATGGGCTGAAAGCGCTCTGCCCGCTGCTGTTAGCCAGCTGCACCAGCGCCCCACCTTCGCCTCCACCACAGATTATTTACGTTGGTTGTCCGGCAGTCACCCCCTGCCTGATACCCGGCAGTCAGCCATTAAATAACGGCGATCTCAGCGCCGACGTTCGTCAGCTTGAAGCCGCCCTGCTTACGTGCGGCCTGCAGGTCGACGCCATCAAACAATGCCAGGAGAGTCAACGTGTTAAAACCCAACCAACTGCAACAACGGCTCATTGAGCAGGTACCGCTGCTTAATGCCCATCCCGATAAACTGGTGGTAATCTCCGGCGCTGGCAATGTAGTTTCCACACTGGCCTCCCCGCTGTCATTCGAATACCACTTCCCCTTGACGCTAAGCGTCAACGAAGCCGGACTCACCGCCCAATTGGCCGATCTGATAGTCGTTACCGTACTTGACTGGCTGACCGAAAATCAGCCCGACATGCTGAGTAGTAACACCCGCCGCCTGACCGATTTCGTTTACCACCAACAGGCTGATGGCCTGACATTGACCCTACAACTGACCGAGCGCGTTCAGGTTCTGGATGCTGAGGGAGTACGCACCATCACACATCTACCTGAGCCCTCTCTCCCGCCAGCCAATGCCAGGCCACGTGAGGTTTATCTCAATGGCGAACTGATAAGCCACTGGGCTGAATAACCTGGTATCAGCGAGCGCTCGTTGTGCCATGGCCCGGCGGGCGGTCACCGATTGTCGAGCTCCCCTGTTAAACGGCATCCTAATTCTATGAATACATACGCTCAACTCAACGACATCATGCGGCTTATCCACAACATTGTTCGCATCGGCAATGTCACCGCAGTCGATCTCGATAACGCACGCTGCCGGGTAGGCAGTGGTAATAACACTACGGCCTGGTTGCCGTGGATAACCAGCCGCGCCGGAAGTACCCGCTGTTGGTGGGCGCCCTCTGTTGGCGAGCAGGTTCTGCTGCTGTCGATGGGCGGTGAACTCAACACGGCATTTGTACTTCCGGCCATTTTCTCGGATGCCAACCCTGCACCTTCCGCCTCCGCTGAAGCAGTGCATCTGAGTTTCCCTGATGGCGCCGTGATCGAGTACGAACCGGCCAGCGGCGCGCTCACGGCGACCGGCATTAAATCTGCCACGGTGAACGCTGCTGATCGTATTTCAGTTACCGCTCCAGAAATGACCTGCCATGCCAGCACGCGTATCACCCTGGAAACACCTGAAGTGGTGTGCAGAAACAAGCTCATCACCGGATCGCTTGAGGTGAAACAGGGCGGCAGCATGACCGGCAACATCAGTCATAGCGGTGGCAGCCTCACCTCGAACGGCATTGTCTTACACACTCACCGTCACAGCGGCGTGCAAACCGGTGGCGGTCAAACCGGAGGCCCACAATGAGTGACCCAAAATATCTCGGCATGTCGCGTCACAGCGGGATGGCGATTGAAGATCTCGACCATATCCGTCAGTCCGTGAGTGACATTTTGCAGACTCCGGTCGGTTCCCGCGTGATGCGCCGCAGCTACGGTTCGCTGCTCTCAGAGCTTATTGACCAGCCGCAAAACGATGCGCTGCGTTTGCAAATCATGGCCGTTTGCTACACCGCGCTGTTGCAGTGGGAACCCCGGATCTCGCTGAGTGCCATCACCTTCAACGCCGGTAACGACGGAAAAATGGTGGTGGATATGACCGGAAGCCGTAGTGATACGGCAACGGATTTTTCCCTGAGCATTCCTGTGAGCTGACACTATGGCAACTATCGATTTAAGCCAGTTACCTGCCCCGGACGTGGTAGAGCAGCTGGACTATGAAAACCTGTTTGAAGAACGAAAATCCACCCTGATTTCGCTCTACCCGCCTGAGCAGCAAGCGGCCATCAGCCGCACCTTGTCGCTGGAGTCCGAGCCGCTGGTCAAGCTGCTGCAGGAGAACGCCTATCGCGAAGTGATCCTGCGTCAGCGCGTCAACGAAGCCGCCCGCGCCGTGATGGTGGCTTACGCGACGGGCAGCGATTTGGATCAGTTGGGGGCGAACAACGGTGTCGAAAGGCTGATTCTGAAACCAGCAGATAGCTCCACCATTCCCCCTACCGAAAAAGTGATGGAGAGTGACAGTGATTTTCGCAACCGTATTCCTCAGGCATTTGAGGGGCTAAGCGTTGCCGGTCCTTCCGGGGCTTATGAGTTCCATGGGCGCTCGGCCGATGGCCGTGTCGCCGATATATCAGTTATTAGCCCAACACCTGCGAATGTCACCATCTCGGTGTTGTCCCGTGAAGCAAATGGAGTGGCCCCTGAAGATTTACTGTCGAAGGTACGGATTGCGCTCAATGATGAAAATGTGCGTCCGATTGCAGATCGCGTACTGGTGCAATCTGCCAGCGTGGTGCCCTATGAAATCGACGCAATACTCTTTCTGTATCCGGGGCCGGAATCTGAACCTATCACCCTCGCGGCAGAAGCAAAACTCAAAGCTTACATTAGTGCGCAGCATCGCCTGGGCCGGGATATTCGGTTGTCTGCGATTTACGCCGCCCTACACGTCGAGGGCGTTCAGCGCGTCGAACTGACCAAGCCGTCCATAGACATCGTGCTGGATAAAACGCAGGCCTCATTCTGCACCCATTACAGCATCACCGTTGGAGGTTCCGATGAATGAACCGCTGTTACCAACGGGCTCATCAGTCCTTGAGCGAGCAGCAGCAAAAGCCTGTGCTGAACTGGCCGATATGCGCGTTCCATTAAAAACGTTATGGAACCCGCAAACCTGCCCGGCAAAATTTCTTCCTTATCTCGCCTGGGCATTATCGGTAGATCGCTGGGACAGCGAATGGCCGATCGCCACCAAGCGAAGCGTCATTCAACAGGCATGGTTCATTCATCAACATAAAGGCACCATCAGCGCCGTTCGCCGGGTAGTGGAACCACTTGGGTACGTCATTAACGTTACGGAATGGTGGGAAACCAACGATGCCCCTGGCACTTTTCGTCTCGATATTGGTGTACTTGAAACGGGTATCGATGAGGAGATGTATGAAGAGATGGAGCGCCAGATCGACGATGCAAAACCCGCCAGCCGCCACCTGATTGGGCTGACTATCACCCAAGATATTCCTGGAACAATCTATCTGGCAGCGGCGGCATATGACGCCGAAATACTGACCGTTTACCCAGATTAATAAGGAGACTTATGAGCAAGTTTAAATCGGTCGTCACCACGCTTGGGCAGGCGCGAATTGCAGCCGCTATTGAAAGTGGAGAAGACGTCAATATTACCCATATGGCCGTCGGTGACGGTAATGGCAGCCCAACGGAACCCTCTGTCGATCAAACTGTACTGGCCCACGAAACCTACCGACTGAAGCTAAATTCAATCAAAGTCGACAATAAACACGCTAACTGGATCATTGCCGAAGCCATCATTCCAGCCAGCGTCGGGGGCTTCTGGATGCGTGAAATGGGGCTCTTCTCAGAGCAGGGAGAACTTATTGCTGTCAGCAATATGGCAGACAGTTATAAGCCGACCCTGGAGGAGGGGTCCGGGCGCACCCAAACATTACGTATGGTAATGACCGTTATGGATACCGAGGCGGTAAGTCTGACTATTGATGACACCCTTATTATCGCAACTGAAGAGTACGTCAATAATCTGCTGGCTGAGCACGAGGCCTCCCGCCGCCATCCGGACGCAACCCTCACCGAAAAGGGTTTTGTCCAGTTGAGCAGCACGATCAACAGCGACAGTGAGGTTCTTGCTGCAACCCCGAAGGCGGTAAAAACGGCCAATGATAATGCCAACAGTCGATTGCCTTCGGGCGGTACTGCAGTGGCTTCGGCCAAATTGGAAACGCCACGAAAGATTGCCGGTGTCGCCTTTGATGGCACAAAGGATATTGCCATTACGTCTGGCGACGTGGGCGCTGTGCATCAAGGCGGCGGGACTGGTATGACAAACAATGTAGTGCATATTGGGTGGAGCACTAACGCCAAGCTACTGGCTCAGGTCGATAATACCCCGATGGGGGAAATTTACTGTGAGTACAACAAGCCCACGGCACAGGATGTGGGCGCATTACCGGTGACGGGCGGTAATGTTGGCTACGTGAATAACGCCGCTCACTATGGAATAAAGTCTGGGATGTGGGAAGGTGCTGGCGGATTTAATGCTCAATATACAAACAATGCTGCACCGTTCGTAATTCCCCGCGGACTCTT